GTGAATAGCCCCTAACGTAGTATTTTTCTTTGACGTGTTCTACAGCTGCATAAATGCCTAGACCTATAACGAATAAAGCTACGCATATTGTAGTTATCTGTTCTGGTGTTAGATTGTGCTTCATTATGCGACCACCGTACCTAACGCACGGTTAATCTTTTTTGCGAACATCTTAGAAAACTGTTCGCTAGTGGGATTGTGACGGCGAACTAGATAATATTTAGCTTCGGCTAAAGTATCGAATTTAATACCACGAAAATCTCCGTTTGTTTCTGTGATATACCAACCAGTCGAACCGCGGCCCCAGAGTTCGGTACCTTTGTAATAACCGATAAATTCGCCTGTGCTGGCAACATACTGGCCGTGTTCGTTTTTCTTAAACTCGATTACGTTTTCCATTTTCTGCCCTTTCGTTTGTCGGTAAGGCAGAATGTACGCCTGTAGGCAGCTCTCAACAACCTAACCTACGGCGTGTCGTATAACGATTTGATAACGGTCTAGTCGTACCGCTTGCCTTCGACTACAAATGAGCCTGACTTGTCAATAGGAATTGTGACGGGCGTCACGCCTTTACGGTCTACATATAATATGCCGAAGCCTGATTGCCAGTTCATTGTGCCCCGCGTGTAGAAAGCCTTGCTCACGTCCATTAAATGACCCACCTCAAAGCCTGTCAGAATACCCGTTAAAACGCCCCCAGAGGCCGTTGAGAAGGACGAAATACCCTGCCTGTGTGTGTGACCACAGACCACCGACTTACCATGCCTCTTAGCGGCTTCTAGGGCCGTTAAACCCCCATGTGGCTTGGTGCTTTGCTCGTCCCCATGGACCATAATCCAGTTAGGGGCAATCTCATACGGTTTACGATGGAATTTTATGCCTAGCTCTTTGAACCCCATGAAGTTCTCGTATTCGAGTTCGGGTAGGCCAATCAAGCCTGGGAGTCTAGATGCTAAAGATTTGTAAAGTCTGTCTGTGTGATTACTTCGGACGACGTGGGCAACTTGTAAATCGTGGAGAACTTGCTGGCAAGTATTTCTATCGCGTCCAATAGTCCCCGACCATTCGTCCCGCCCAGAAGACCAACGTGAGATGGTCTGGAAATCGAGCTCATCACCAACGCATAGAACGTCGTCAGGCTTGTAGCGTTTGATGAACTTTGCAACTGCTCTTGTGTGTTTGACATTATGAAACGGTATTTGTAAATCGCTAATTACTACGATTCGCTTAATCGTCTTCTTCCTCGTCTTCATAGGGAGTAAAGTCAGGATTAGGGATAATCCATTCGGGTATTCTCATCGTGTCTTCGACGTACCAGCGAGCGTGGTCTTTATCCCATCCAGCGCGTACTAAAGCTTCATACGCTTCAACAACAGCTACAGCCCACACGTCAATAGGCTTCAAAGGTTCTTTCTTGTGGCGTTTAGCTGAGAGCTCCTTAGCGCGCAGAAGTGCGGCTTTTTGTGCTTTTGTTCTTCTTTGTGCCACGCGCGCTCCTATCGTTAGTAAGCAATTCTAGAACCATCTCCTCTAGTTTTTCGATGCGCGACACGATGTGACTGCGGTCAATTATTAGAGGTACTTCATGGCGAATAATGTAACGCAGACCACCGATAAGAAGTCCTGCGATAGATAGGCACGCAAGGACAAATGCGGCCCAGTCTGTCGGGTTCATCGTCTGCCGAACGCGCTATCGTTAGGATTAAGATAACGAAGGATAACGGGCAGACTCGCGGCCAGAGCGGCATTCACAATTGCATTGGCATCCCAGCCCACGGCTAGATAAGTCGCTATTCCCGCTGCTAGAAAGCTTCGTGCCCAGCTTGCTGCTATCGCTTTTAGTTCTTCCATCTTCGTCTCCAGTCAATATGGGCAGATAGAACATACTGCCATCGTTATCGCCCAGTTTTGTAAAGCTAATGTGGATGTGTTTCTTATGTGGGTTTATTCCTTTGTATTTTCTCCATCGGTAATTGCCGACCCAGGATGCAATTCGCTCGTTAAAGATGATATAAGAAATTCGCTTATCAGTTCTGGCAAGTAGTCGTAACTGATTAGCAAGGTCGAATGCCGCGGATTTATCGGATTTAAGGTCAGCATCAACGTCGAGGGCGCGTACAATCTGTTCTGGACCCATAGGATTATGGTCAGACTTAGGACTATGTGCCTTATGGCCAGCGGACGCTTTCCATCCATCCGAAGCTCTATCTCTACTGGGGAACGCATCGTCAATCTGTTCGCGTAACTGTTGCCCCGCTTTACACAGTTTAGGCATTACTTCCCGACTTTGTAACCTTCGGGAATTGTCTTAGATGATTCCCATTTAGCAATGTAATCGCCCTGTCCGTCTGCGTCATTTTGTAATAAAATGCCGCCTTGTTTTTCAAAATCGGCAGGTTCAAAACCTAATTTGATTAGTTCATCATAAAGTGACACTTTAGGCTCCTATCAAATAAGCAGAAAATTGAGTGCCTGCGGTTTCTGCATTGTCACCATAAATGGTGACACTTCCACCGGAATTTTGTCTGTAATAAAATTCAATGTAATCGCCAACTGCTAAATCCAAAATTGTTGTGCTGTTGTAACTATTATTATCAACATTGCTCGCGGCAGCAGAAAACCCATCAACACTTGACCCATTTTTATACACATAATGTATGCGATAGCCTGATGCGCTTGTGCTTCCTAAAGACCTGCAACTAATATAATATTTTCCTGCTTTACCAGACGGAATCGTAATTCGTGAAGTATTGGTCGTTGTTGAATGGTAACCATCCGAATCCAATCTTTCACTATCAAAAGTTAATGCGGTGTTTGTAGCATTAGAAATTGTCTGATTGGCTGATTTTGTTAATAAACAACCAGCAAAAGTCGAACCGCTGGCAGCCGCAGCCCATTTTAAGCCTGTTGCAGTTGTCGAGTCTGCGGTTAAGACTTGTCCATCGGTGCCGACCCCTAAGCGCGCATCGGTCGTGCTATACGTGTAAAGGTCGCCTTTTGTTGTCAGCGGTGAACCGCCGCCCGTGGTGTCAATATTGACCCATGCGCTGCCTGTATATTTGTAAATATTGTTGTCTGCGTCAATGTAACAAAGCATGCCTTCTGCCAACACGCCCGACAACGCGGTATCGCGGGCAGTCGTTGTCGCAAAGCGCATAACGGTCTGCTCCATAAGATACGTATTAACCTGAGCTGCCGTAAGCACGTCACCCGTGTTAAACAGCTTATATCCTGCACCTGCCATTGTTGCTCCTTAGTAGCTCAGCACGTCCTCGCCTAGTATACCGCTTACCGTGCTATTTAACACGAAGCCAGCTAACAAAGGCTCAGAAGTGAATAAAGTGGTGTTCCAGCTTGATTTAGTAATGTCATGGTGAATGGCGTTGACGAGGCTGGGCTGGGTTACGCTCGTCGAGCCTGGCATGGTCTTTGTAACCGTAATGCCGTCCAAAAGGTCAATGTCTACCCCAGCTAAAGGCTTATTAGGGTTGGTGTCGTCATAAAGATTGAGCTGGATGCTGTCTATACGAATTTCTGGGTCCTTGCGTGTAGCCAGGATACCTTTAGCCTGATTGAGAGCTTCTGCGTCTGTCTGGACCAGAATGCCGTCACGAATGCCAGAATGCAGGAAGTAAGTATCTATTGAGGTTTGGTCGAATGCGTTTTGTGCCGTGCCACCCGCACGGGTAACCGTAACGTCATTTATCAGGTTTGTATCATCAAAGGCTACGACTGCGTTGGTGTATGAAATATCTACGCCTGTATCGCTAAAGTCGTATAGAGATGTTGCTGGGCGTGAGATAAGCGTGTTACGGTCAACGAAGTTAACATTGGACTCACCGTCTATAAAGATGCCTCCGAACTCGCTATTCTCGACCGTCTGTAATGCCTCTAAAACGTTCCTAGAGGTACCTGGGTCGGCTTGTAGGGTACTTTCCCCAGTATCTATGTTTCGAAGGCTTATAGGCCAGTCTACGGCGTCTAGGAGGGCATTTACGCGAGCACCTGACAACTGTCCAGCGGGAGCACCTGTTACCGTGCTAATAGCCGAACCTGCGAGCAGCTTGAACGCATCTACGCATTTAAGCGTTACGGTGCTAAGGTCTTCGTTACCTTGCCTGAAACCTGTGTCGTAATTAGTGATATATCCTGAGAATAGGTAATAATCCGAACCGCCATAAGTGGCATAAATAATTATCTGTCGTAACGGGACCAGGTCGGGATAATAAGCCCCAGCTGTATTCATGGGGTTCCAGTCGCCATTTTGGTCATAAAGAATAACGTCTGCGCTCCCGAACTCGAACTTAGAGGTAATACGGTTACGACCACGACGAATAGCTACACGGGTTACCAAGTCGGTAATCTCAATGGGCAAGGTACCCGAACCGAGTTTATTTGTTCCTAAAATACCTTTTGTGGCACTACCCAGAATTAGAGGATTAGTTTCGAAAGCTGTTGCGCTATCAAAGTCTACAAATACCCGAAGCGTAGGAGCTGGCACTAGATACTCACGCTATCGTAAAGAATGCCTTTACCTGACTTTTGGTATAGATACAACTGGTCGGTAATGGCTTCGGTTAGGTCTTGCTGAGATATTACTGAGCCTTCAACAATGACTGTAACGTTTGTACCGCCTTCATCTGCTCGTCTGAAACGGCTAGGGTCGAATAATGAACCTGCGGTAATACCAGGCGTATCGAACATTCCCATAGCACGCATTCTTGCTTGCTCATCACCTAGTGCATTTAAGCTTGATAGGGTTGTGGCATTTGACAGCGTGTCAATATGTTCTTTAAGCAAGAAGTTTATTGCTGTACCTGATTCGGTTGTAGCTCGTAGAGCTGTCAACGTGTTAATCTGATTAGCAATTGTGGCAGTTGAAATTGGCGGCGAAGCTGGATTAAATGGATTTCCAACATTGAAACCTTGACCATCCGTGGAAGCACCGTTGCCAGTACCACTACTTATTACTGTAATTGGATTTTGATTTGTCGTTGTGGTCGTTGTTGTTGGCTTACCCAGATTGGTAATTTTTGTCGCTAGTGTATTTATCTGGGCAAGTATGGCAGCGATAATATCGGGCCAATCTTCAAAAGGATTTTTAGCTTTTGGCAAATTGCCGATTCCTAAAGCCAGTAATGCCATTTTGGCTTGAGCGTTAATAATCTTCGTAATAACGTCTGTGATGTTATCCCCAGATTCCATCATTATTCCCAGATTTTTTAATGCGGCAGCATTCGTAGCCAATACAGCGGTAGACAATTTTTCGGCGGCTTCGGCGTTACCTTGATTTATTGCCAATAATGCAGTTAAACGTAGACGCTGTTCCCCGTCTATCTTGCCTTGCATCGCTGCGATAATCTGGATATTCTCCATATCAAATACGGTGCCAGCGCGCTTTAAGGCTTGTGCTTCGCGTT